GTCTGGTATCACTGAATGATTATGTGACTCGTGTATCTCCATTGGGCGAGGCTGCTGCAGGAGTCGCTTACAGTGGTCCGGACGTGTTGACACGCCCAGGCCCAAAGCTTCCTGATCTAGCCTTGCTCAGTGTGGGTTCCAATTTACTACCATTGTTATTGTCTAAAAGATCGAAATCCTCCTCTTGGTCAGGTGGATTTGCATAGGCAAGAACACCGGGATTGATTGGCCATCCAAAAGTCCAGTCATCTCCTACTGAGATATACTGATCAATGGTCCAATTTGTTGCTGTTCCTCTGGGAACAAGTTGAAAGCGTACTCCTGGTTGATACGCCATCTCTGTTGCTGGGTAAGAAGGACAATAAAAAGCATAGGGGAAGTAGTAAGGTACCTCTATCTCTGTAATTGCCTTGTATTTCACTTGTTCTACAACTAATGCTTGTGAAGCAAAGTTGTTAACTTCTGCATAATTGTCAGTGTCTGACACATTCTGCACATAGAGAAGTCCATCTCCATCTCCATCAATTGCACTCGTAACAAGTTTCAAACGATAACTCCCTCTGTAAAATAAGAAAGATCGCATAATGCGATAAAGAGGGTTGAAAAAGTTTGTTCCTGTTGAGAATGTCATTGGTGAAAGATAAGTTGGTCCTGAAGGTGCTGATGTTCCTAACCACTGATATCTTCTGCAATACTCTGTAAAGCTTGAAATACTCTCGCCCATTGAAAAGCCTTTGGTCACCATCGTGGTCGATGGTATGAGAGAAGGAAATGGCTTTTCAAATGCTGTGATCGCATTCATATCATCATCAATTTCCATTGCGCCAGATTGTGCTCTAGCATCCTTTCTATTTCTGATCCTTTCCTCTCTCTCTTCTGTTTTGGCCAGTTTTTTGTCTACATCCACTAGTGTTGGCATGGATGTTCCATCGAGGTACTGACCATTTGTTCCAACATCTGCTAGTGGTAACCCCTTTGGTCTTGCAACTTCAAAATCTTCCGCTCCCGACTGGTATATCACGTAGTGCACTGCTGCATCTGCGCTTGAATCTGATACCGTAAGGGGCACAATCGTCTGCATAATGAATTGCCCATTCTTCCCAACCCATGAAGTGTTGGTAGGATCCGATGCTTCTCTGTAGCCAAGCACTGGTTGATATCTCTCCTTCTGAAGATATGGTATTGTGAACTTGTAGACTGTTCTTCCTGTGATATCCACTATATGACCTACATTATCTCCAAAATCAAGAGCTGAGATAGTGCTACTGTAGGCTGGATCTGGAATCCAAAGTATACGAACTCTTCCTGTAATGAACTTTGACGTTTCAAACTCAATCAAATACTTCATTCCCCCTCTCCAAAAGGTGAATTTGTCGGCTAAAAAGCCAACAGGAGTTGGGTAGATGATAGTATTTGGTGGTGAGCTTGCATTGAAAGCAAAAGTAGGTGTCACTTGTATTCTTCCAATCACTGCATCTGGAGAAGCTGAAGCATCCCAAGAGCCATAGGCAATAATTGCTGGTCTGAGCTTGTAATTATCAAATTTATCATAGTCCTTTTTGATGTACATGCTAGGGTCATTGCCTACTTGGTTCTGTGGGTCTGCTGCTAACTTCTCACATCCATCTATGCCTTTCACAAACGAGAAGCCTGAACTTTGTCCAAGCATGAATTTCTTCACTGTTTCTACGCTTGTTGGTTTGTCCATTGCTGAACCACCTGAAATCATTGTAAAGAACTTATTGACTCCAACTGTTGCCCAGTCGGTGACAATGTTCGTTATGGCTTTGCGTGTGTTGGTAGTTGCAATTGCTGCTGTAACTCCTTCTTTACTTTTGGTCACTTGTTCTGCCTTTCCTGCTTGTGCCTCTGGTCGTTGTAGTCTTGCTTGAAGACGTCTGAACCATTGTACTCTGTGTTTGTTATGTTCAAATTCAAAATCAAATTTTGCTTGAGACTTGTTGACCACTTTCCCATGTATCATAACATGGTACTCTGGGTTATACAAGTTCTCATCATCTTCTGATACAAAGCCATGGTAATCTGACCATCCTTCGTCTGAGTCTGTTCCTGAGTCTTCCAGATCTGATCCTTCTTCGCTGCCTGACTGTGCTCTTGCTCCTAATCTATCCTGCTTTCTCTTCTCCTTCTTCCTTTCTGCTTCATCAAGTCGTTCTGAACTTTCTTCTAAACTTGAGGTCCTCAATGACATGCCTGCCACTTGTGGATTCTTGAAACTTGCAAACACCGTTACTGTCAATGTGGGTGTAGATGAATCGGTTGCGAGCCTGAGTGGTACTTTGACAAAAATTGCCAAAGTGCCAAACTTGCCCATTGCCTCCGCATTCGGATCCTCTTGCATGTCCCAATAGTCCATAGGTGATATATATGGTATTGTGAACCTCATAGTTGTTGTTGTATTTGCTGAGATTGTGTTGTGGTCAACTGAAGATGCTGTCACTATATGTTGAAATGGGTTTATGAAGTTGCCTGAACCAACTCCATATCTGATGTGTGGTACCCATGCAATCAACAATGTTCCAAAGTGATAACTTGTTCCATTCAACCTCACTTGAACCTCAACTGCTGATCTAAAGAACTGAAATCTGTTCAAAAGTTGCTTAATCTTTGTTACTTGAAAAAGTGCATTTGGAAAAGAGATCGTGCCCAAACTTGCTCCAAAGTTGCTTGATCCTGACCATGTGAAGGTTGCTATTTGATAAACTCTTGATAATACTTCCTTCAACCCCTGGTCTGGATAAGGGTCTGTTCCATTATGTATGGGAGACATTTCTGATGTTGTTCCTTGTGATGGTGACTCAATTCCTACGTTGTCTCCAAACGTGGTGAGTGCTACTTGTGTTCCTTGTGGATTGTCAACTGTCTTCTTCTCTTCTGCTTTTGGTGCCTCTCCTGATTGTGCAAATGGTAAGTCGTTGTAATGCAATTCTTCCGCCAATTCCTGTGTTGTCTGAAGTGATAGTGGTCGTGGTAAACCGTAAATAATAGTTAGAAAATCTTCATAGGTCAAAGGGACCTGTCGTATTCTAAGATCATCCAACATATCATTCAATTCTGTTTTCCAAGCTTCAAATTTTTCCTTTCCATGATGTCCCATTTCAAAAATTGAAGCTAAACATGTCCACCAACATGATTCTCTTGCTGGAAGTGACTCTATGCTACACCAATTTGGCATTTCATAGATCACTTCAATCTTGAGTGGTGCAAAAGTCCATGCGGGTGTATGTCCTTCATTCACTTTCCTTTTCATAAATTCAACTTCATGCTCCTCCAAAAACTTTGGTAACTCTGATTGCTTGTCCATCGCTGTATATTCCATTCCAAAGTGCTCTTTCATGATCTTTCTGTACTTTCTCATCGTCAAAATGTGGCAAAGTTCCTCAACTATTGCATAGAGATGATCATCTCCCATTGTTATGAGAACGATAAGTACAAAAAGTTCAGCCAAAGTTATTGGTAAGTCAAATTTCCTCGCATACCATGCTGCTGTGTAGAGTAAGGTGAGCCAAATTCCAAGTCCATTGTCAACTGTTGTTCCAACTTGTCCTGATGGGTTGCCAAACTGAACTTGGTAAATGACATTGAGTATGATGTGAACTGCCTGCTTCACATCTTCAAAAATTCCATCCCTCACTTTCCAATCTTCTGGTTTCCAATTTGCATCATATTTCTTGTACCATCTTTGCTTCAATCTATGAACTCCAACCGCAACTCTGTGTGCCGTTGATGCATCATATTTCTTGAAATCTCCTCCTCCAACTTTCGTCTTCTTTCCATATTTGTAAAGCCTTGTTCTGAGTAGTCCCCATTCGAAAGAGTGTGGATTGATTCCAAGTCCAATGATCCATGAGTTGTGTGTTGTCTTTCCATTTTCAATAAAAGCACCCTCATACTGTCTGTGAATGACAGTGAGTGTCGTGTGTGATGAAGACATAAGTCTCGTATCTGCAATCCATTGAATTTGTTCTTCTAGTGTCTTCATTTGTAATTCTACAAATTCAATTGCCTTTGTGATCTGATAAACTTTTCTTATGGGCAAAAGTTCATCCTTTGCGTTGTCACACCATATGTGTTGTACTCGTGGTCCAAGCCCCTTGTAACCATCAAGTACTCGTTTGTGCTCCTGAAGAAAATATGGTGTTGGTTCTAGTCGTTGTGTTTCTTCATTCCGTGTCAAAAAGATTTCCTTTCCTGGTGCTTTGTTCGGTATTGTATTCTCTGGAAATCCTGTTGACGTGCTTTGTTTGATCGCCTTGGAGTCTGGTACTCCATCCATTCCATTGATTCCTTCATCCAATGTAAGAACCCTTGCTGGGATCACATGTGGTATGTGATTTAATGCTTCATCTTCTACTGCCTTGAAAAGTTCTTCATCATGT